CCGGCCCCGTAAGGATGCAAGGCCCATGCCAAGCGCAACTCCGCGAATTTATTGAGGTCGGCCTGGCGGCGGGTGTCCAAAGTGGTACAAAAGACACATGATTGTGCAAAAACGTACACCAGCCCGGCGGCTAACCTGCCGTAGCCGGGTAGGGGGATGGTATAGCCAGGTCTTAGGTAGGCCCGAGGGTAGGGTAAACCCTTGAAAATAGGGGATGGTATCTACCCTCCCCATCCCTAGCGCCCCCTATGGCCCCCTAAAAAGGGTGGATAACCTGTTGATAAGTATACACATCACCAGGATACCCACAGGTTATCAACAAGTAGTCCATAGGATACACACAGGTTATCCACAGGATACACACAGGGGGGGGGCACCCTTAAGATCACTAGCGAGAGGGGGGCGGGGGTCCGCGCTATGTACCCCCCCTTACAGGGTCGCTCCCCCAAGGTTTGGATTTTTAACTTACCTCAGGTTGTCCATCAGGTTGTCCATTGGCTCGGCCCTAAAAAATACTTTCCTTATATATCGCGGGGTTATCCCAAGGCCCCCAAATATTTTGGGGAAAAGGCCCAAAAACACCCTAACATTTACCCCCTCTCGCGCGTTATACCCTGTACAGGGTTTGAATGGGGGTGTAAAGGGGGTAATCGTGTCCGCCCTACCCTAAGCAGCCCTAAAGGTTTGAAATGGCTAACAAAAGTCTTACTAAACAGTTGGAGGAGCTAGCTGAGGTGGCCGACAACCCGGACAAGCCCATAGAGGTCCCGGTCTCCGAGGTCATCATACCGCGTCAACGATTCCGGGGCGATACCCCCGGCCCAGGCCGCCCTGCCTTTGACCAAGCTACCCTCCAGGAGTTCGACCTGGGGACCTTGGAGCAGAAGAAAGCCAAGGTGGACCAGAAGTGGGCCGCTGCCGCTTACATCCTTGCCGAGCGGGCCCGGCGGTTCGGGTTGACCGTGACCAAGGCTGACTTTGGGCGTCTCCAGCAGCTAGTGACCAGCGCTGGTATAGCCCGGGACAAAATCTGGGCCAAGCCTGAGGCCGAAACACCGGCCATCCAGAACAACTTCCTTGTGGCCCTCTTTGGGTCTATAGGCATGGATACAATGCTCTCGACAGTTATGAACAAGACCCCTGACCTGGGAGAGGTAATTGAGGCGACGGCTGTTGAGGTCAAGGAGGCTTAAAGTGCCTGGCGACTACGACATCTCAGACCTCCTTGGTCGGATGGACCAGTTTGGGAAGATGAGCAATGAGGATGTCCTTGCCGGTAAAGGGATCACCGGCTTACCCCTCATGGACTTCGTCATACAGCCTGCCGCTGGGAAGATCGGCGGCTCCCTCAAGAATATAGGCTCAATAGCCTCATCCTTAGGGTCGGCTTTCGGGTTCAAGGCTGAGCCTGAGACCCAGCAGGGTGCCCAGCCTCCTCCCCAAGCCAACGCCCCAGAGGCCAGCCCGGGCGGACCAGAGCAGGGAGGCAAATCGTCCAAGGCTGGCGCGGCCATGATGTCCATGCTTGAACCAGCGAAGCGCCTCCGGTCTGCTGGTGGTGCTGGCGGTGGGGGCGCCTCTGCTAGTCCGGCCTTCGCTGGTGGTGGCGGCGGCAAGTTAAACAAGGTTGGCGGTGCTCTTCTGGGTGCTCTCAGCGACGGAGTAGGCCAAGGCGCGGATATCAATACCAGTGTATCCGACGTAAGTTTCGACCCTGGCTCCTCTACTGACATGGGAAGCTTCGGCTTTGACACTGGGGCCTAACCTTGGCCAAGACCCTTTCAGCCACCCTAGCTGCCATAGGCGAAGCCGTTCCCTGGAAGTGGGACCGCCTTCCCCCACAGCGGGATTTCCTGCTGTCCCCGGATATGTACACGGTTATGTCCGGGGGGTTTGGTACGGGCAAGACAACGGTACTCATTGCCAAGACCTTACTGCTGTCGCTCTGCATCCCGAACAATCTAGGGTATCTGGGACGGCTAGACGGGAAGGCCCTCCGCGCGAGTACTATCCAGACCTTGGCGGAAATGGTTCCGCCCAACCTTGTCGAGCGATGGAATGACCAATCTGGGTTTATCCAGTTCAAACGGGAGTTTGGTGGTTCCCGAATCGTTTATGGGGACTTCAAGGACCTCCACGATCTCCAGAACATCCCTCTTGGCTTCTTTGCCATCGATCAAATGGAAGAGGTCGAGAAAGAGGTCTGGCTTTTCCTGTGTGGTAGAAAGCGGCGTAGAACGCCCCAGCTTACCTTGTCTGGTAAGCGGCAGTACTGGGTCTATGGCCAATGTTCCAATGGCAAGCGGCACTACGCCCTCCTAAAGGACTCGGGCTGCCGGATATGCCGACAGGCCCTTCCTCCCTTCAATGAGAAGGCCTCGCTGGACCCCAAGGGTGAACTTCCTGATTGGGATATTGTTTGCTATAAAACTTATGGCTTCGGCGTTTGTAACCCGGAAGGGCCGAGCCATTGGATATTCCAAACCTTCCCAGGACTCATCGGGCCGCACGGGTTATCTACCGGCCTCGCCGGGTACAAGGCCTTCAACTGTACTATCTATGACGGCCTGCGGGCCGGATTCATTAGCTATGAGGACTATGTCAAGCCACTCGAAGTTCAGTACGCATCAGTGCCCCACATGCGGGACCGTTATCTTAACGGCCTTTGGCTCGAAGCTACAGGACTCGTTTACCCCGGCTGGCGCCGTATACAACACTTGGTCCCCCGTGGCTCCCGACGTTGGGACGGTAAACCCATACTCCACAACGGGGGGTCAGTCTTCGAGTACGTGGACCCGGCCCCCGTGGCGCCTACAGCCGTAGGTTGGGTCATGATCGAGGACTGCGGCTGTGGCTGTAAGGCCCAGAACTATTGGATGTTGGATGAACACTATGAAGCACTCAAGCCCATTAGTTACCACGCTGCTTGTATCAAGGCTCACCGGGACCGGATGGACTTCCCGATCAGCGCGACATACATGGACTCTCAAGCTTTTAGCCGCACTCAAATCGGAAGCAAAGGTAGCCCCCGGGAGGACGAAATCTTCAGTCTAGCCGATGAGTATACCGAGTATGACATTTTCCCAGTGCCTAACCAAAAGGATTGGGACGCCGGTTTTAATCGCATTACCGAGGCTCTCACTCCTGATCCTAAACACACACATCCAATCACTGGCGAAAAGGGCGCTCCTCATCTTCTGGTGATGGATCACCTCAAATGGTTTATCCAGGAGATCGAAAGTTACAAGTGGAAGCTAGTCCGAATACATAACCAAAGTGCGGTACGTGATGAACCACAAGATCGGAATGACAACCACATGGACGGGCTCAATGGCTTCCTGGCTTCGCGGCCTGACGCTGGCCGGGTGTATATACCCGAAGCTCCTGACTGGGACATTGACCTCGATCTGGCAGACCGTCCGTCTAGCCATATGGGGCTCTAAGGCTTATGCCTGACGCTAAGCCGATTACCCCAAGTACCGAGGACTCCGACATCCTACGGAAGGTCCAAGCCTGGTTTGGCCTCTGGGTCAATGCTACGGCGTCGGCCCGACAGAAGTTCAAGCGGGACTTTGAAGTAGTCGAGGGCAATGGCAAGCAATGGGACCCCAAGGACAGGATGAAGGTTGAAGCCTCCGGCAGGCCTGCCCTAGAGTTCAACAAAGTTCTGCCCCAAGTCAAGCTAGTAACTGGTATTCAGCGTAGGTCCCAGGTAGGCTTTGTCAGCCTACCCAGGGGCTTGGAAGACCGGCGGCTAGCTGAGATTGCCAATGCCAGTCTGAAAGCGGCTAACGACTTTGCCCGGGTAGACCGGGTCAGTGGCCGGGTCTTTGATGATGCCACGATATGCGGGTTAGGCGCTTGGAAGGTCCTCCACAGCTTTGATGACACTGAGGATATTATCTGGGGGGATATCAACGTCTCCCGAGTCAACCCCTTATGTTTTATCTGGGACCCATGGCACACTGAGCCTGATATGCAGGACGGTGCTTTCATGGGTGATGCCTTGTGGCTAGACATAGACGTATTTAAGGACGCCTACCCCGAGTATGCCAATCTCGCCAAGCCTGGCGAGTGGATGGGCAAGATGAAGCAGTACTTCGGCGACTCCAGCCAGTTTGGCACCGGGGAGAACCTTATCCCAGAACTGTTTGACACCGAAGCTGGGCGCATCCGGCTTATGAACCTATGGTATAAGAAGCCCTCTCGTATATCCCTCCTGGTCAACGAGAAGACTGGCCAGGTCCGGGAGCTAGCATCAGCGAAGGAAGGCGAGCAGATGATCGCGGACATGCGCCTCCGGGTTGGTCGGGAAGCCGTTGCCCCTTTCCAGGTCATCCGGGCTGATGGGTACTCCGAGGTAAGAGACCCCAATGGGGCCCTCATGCCCGACCCCCAGACGAATGAACCGATGACGTATGCCAACCCTGAGCTAGCCCAGGCCCAGATCAACCAGATCGCCGACCAAATGGGCCTGATAGCAACTGATGGGGTAAAAGTAATCAACCGAAAGGGTCGGGTTCCCCACTATGCCGCCTTCGTATGGTGGCAGGTCGTGGCTGAGTCCCGGACTCCTTTCAACGACCTTTACTATCCCTACGTTCCCTTCATCAGCCAGAAGTATGGTGACGACCCCGAGAGTATTATGGGCATGGTCCGGCCCTTGATCGACCCAATCCAGGAGTACAACAAGCGGTGGTCCAACATCCTTGCCCATTTAAACAGTTCTAGCCACTCTGGTTGGCTCAACCGGAAGTCCGGCGGGGCAAGCACGAAGGAGCTAGAGACCGTGGGCTCTAAGCCCGGCGTAGTCGTAGAATATACCACGATGGCGCCTACGCAGATCAGGCCAGTCGAGCTTAGCTCGGGCCATTTCCAGTTACTCCAGACCTCGTCAGCGAATATCCTGGAGATATCCGGGGTCAACGCTGACATGGTAGGCGTCCGACAGCCCGCCCCTTCGGTGGTCTCTGGTCGAGCAATACGGGCCCGGCAACAGGGCGGGAACATGATTCTCCAGCCCCATTTCCAGGCCTACGAGGAAAGTCTGCTGGACCTAAACCAGATGATCCTCCGGCGTATCCAGCAGTATTACCCCCCGGAGAAGCTCCGCCGGATCATCGGGGTCTTTGAAATGAACGCCCCTTTGGGGATGAACGGTATGCCTTTGTTTAGTGACCCTATGACCGGGGCCCCGATGAGTGAGGACCAAATCTATGCCGCCCTCAGGACCTTACGGATAACACAGTTCGACCTCGCCCTTAAGCTCGCTCAGGACGCCCCGACGGAGCGCCAGGCCCAGTTTGAGCAGGCCCAGCAGGGCATGTCTTTGATCGTCTCTACCGGCAGGCCGATTATGCCAAACACCTTGGCTGCCGTCGTGGACCTCGCCGACCTGCCTACGCGGTTGCTAGAGGGCTTGAAGCGCGATGCTATGGCGCCACCTAACCCCGCCTTAGCGGCCCCACAGGCCGAGGCCTTAGCGGCCAACAAGAGCGAGACCTCTGCGGGCCGGGCTGGCGGGTCTGAAGGGCCTGGCTAACCGTGCCTAGAGGAGGCCTTCAACGCCGGTCGGGAATAGGCGTCCGCAAGAGCCGGATAGGCCAGCCCCGGATTAACAAGACTATCAGCCCGCAGAACAACGTACGGAGTCGTATCCGCCGGAAGTTGTACTTCGGGTTTGGGAAGAAGTAGGGAGGGTCTATGCCACAAATGACCGGGTATCTGACTGAGATGGCCCATAGCCAGACCAAGACCACGCCACAACATAAGAAGGGGTCCAAGGGTCCAAAGGGTAAGGCTGCGGGTAAGGCTGCCAAGAAAGCCAACTCCTTGGGTAGCTTTGGTTTTGGGAAGAAGCCTTAGGTGCCTAGCGGGCCTGGTGCTGACAGGATATTCGCCTTAGCTACCACGATAGCTAAGAAGAAGGGTGCCAAGTCCTTCAAGAAAGGAACCCATGGCCGCGCTGTCCGAGGTGAAGTCGCCGAAAGCCTTGCCCATAAGCATACCTTTGGGTTTGGACGGTAGTTTTCCCATCGAGCCCTTCCGCATAGCCCTGACTGAGATAGTCCGACATTGGCAGCGGGTCCTCCGGTTGGAGGATTGGAACATCCTGGTAGAAGTAGCCCGGGCAGTCACCCTAGGGCCGGACACTCTGAGCGATATTACGGCCAATGTAAACCGTCGGGATGCTGTGATGCGGCTCCTGCATCCTTGGGACCTTTCTTTAGTCGCCAGCATCTTTCCAATGGGGGATGCCCAGGATTATGAGCTTAGCATAATCCACGAACTCATACATTTACACCTGCCGATGGATAGCCCTGATGGATCGCCAGCCGGGGTGGCGTTGGAGCAAGCAATCAATGTCCTTAGCCGTGCGTTAATAGGCCTTGATCGTGAGCCCCAACCCCGCACTCTGCCGGTCCATCTTGATAAGGCTTTAGGCATAGATTTTCATGGTGATGCCCCTAAGGGCAAAAAGTAGTCGGGCGTAACATTGCAGGTCGCCGCTGCCGGGTCGCCGCTGTAACGGGCGTGGAGGAACATGGCTGAGAATGAAATAGTGGTCGAGAAAGGTACTGAGGTTCTAGACCCTGCCGGAGCTATTTACAAGCAGCTTATGGCGGGGGCTGCGAGTGAGCGGACTGCGGCGGCTGAATCCAAAGAGGTCAAGGTTGGCCTTAAGGATAAGCCTGAGGCAAAGGTTACGGCTGAGGTCGAGGCTGACGATAATGATGTCTCAGTCAAGGGCCTAAAGCTGGAACTCAAGCGGGTCCGTGACATGAAGGGTGAGGCTCTTAAGGATGTCCAAACCCTCCGTGAAGACGTAGCGAATCTCAAAGGTCAGGTCGAGGTCTTACGGTCTGGGTCCCCGGGGGACCAAACCGTTAAGGCCAAGGCGAAGCTGGACAAGTACTCTGACGAGGACCTGCTCACAGGGGAGACCGAGTGGACAGAGACCCTTGCTGAGGCAGCCAGCGCGATTGACAAAGCCAAGGCCAACCAGGACGACGGGGCGCTTACCGAAGCTACCCATCGTCGGGATGTAGCTCGGGCTACGGTCAACCTAATCAAAGCAGTACTACACGACCGCTCTAAGCCGAAGGACAAGCCAGTTCAAGAGAAACAGCCAGACGGTCAGGCAGGGGCCCAGGCAGGGGCCGAGGTAGACGTAGAAGGTTTGAAGGGCGAGGTAGACAGTCTGTACAGCCAAGCCTACAAGACCTTCCCTGACCTCAAGGATAAGAAGTCTGGACTGTGGGAAGCCGGGAATAAGGCGTTTAATGAGAACAAGAACCTTAAGTCCGTCCTGGGCCCTCTCGCTGAGCTAGTCGCGGTTGCCACGGCCATAGTCCGAAACCCAGAGTTGATTGGCAATCGAGGGTCTGCTGGGGAAGCCCGTAAGGAACTCCTCCAGGAGATCACGGACACCGCTAACCAGGCCTTGAGGAAGGGTAGCGGGACAACGGCAAGTTCGGGTAAGACCATCAACTTCGAGGAATTAGACGCCCAGACGATGGAGGCCCTGATTTCTCGCGTGAAGCAAGGAAGGTAGCTAATGCCGAACCTAACTACGCAGTTTACCGACGGTACTGCGAGTGATGCGACACAGAGCTTCTTTAATACTGTGTTGCTGGTCCGGGGTGTGTATGAACTCGTACACCAAGTCCCGGTCAGCAAGTATCATCTCTCTCGCCGGTCTGGTAAGACAATGATTTGGAGGCGGTACGATGCCCTAGGGCTCGCTATCACTCCGCTGTCTGAGGGTCTCAATCCCGCAGGCAAAGCGAAGACCAAGACCGATGTGAACGCCACGATTCAACCCTATGGCGATTACATCGAGGACACGGATATGGTCATCATGACTCAGCCCGACCCCCATACGACGGAGAACGTCGAGTTGCTGGGGCAGCAAATGGGTGAGACTTTTGACCAACTGTATCGGGACCTGTACGCAGGTGCAACCCAGATCGTGTACGCCGATGGAACGAGCACCCTTACGGTGACTCAGATTCCCGACCGTAACGACCTGGACCGCATTTATCGGCTGGTCCGCAACAACAAGGCCCGGACCTTTGTACCGCAGGTGATGGCCAGCCAGAATGTTGGCACCGGCCCGATCATGCCTGCTTACTGGGGTCTAGTGGATGAGGACATGGCGTTTGACCTTCGCCACGTCGAGGACTTCCTCCGGGTATCGGAGTACGCGAAGTCTGGCGGGGCGATTGCTGGCGAGATCGGTGCCGACAAGAACGGCATCCGGTTCCTAGCCAGCCCGAACGGGTACGTCCTCGCGGGTGCGACTGGTGTGACTGCCGCAGGAACGAACGTCAAGAACACGGGCGGATTCGTAGATGTCTACAGTCTGTTCGTCGTAGGCCGTGAGGCCGTTGGCGGAATCGACCTAGCAGGCGGGAATGGTGGAGTCATCCGTAAGTCCCTGGCTTCTGGTGGGACAAGCGACCCTCTGGAGATGCGGGCGACGGTTGGATGGAAGAAGTACGACGCTCGGGTGGTGCTTAATCAAAATTTCATGGCAGAGTTGCAGTCAGCTGCGAGTCTGTAAGGGGTTAGGGTGAAGGTATCGCCCAAGCAATGGTGCGTCACATGGAACGGGACCATCCTGTTTCGTGGCTTCACGTCCTGGGCTGAGGCCGCTAAGAAGGCCGAGAAGTGGCAGGGGTCTTACGCCGAGCATCGAGGTTTGATGAAGCACGGCGATAAGGCCGATCACATCGAGGTCAAGCGGGACCTGGCTATGGAGAAGGAGTTTGACGAGCGGGCCGACGTGGCCCGCCGCGGCCATCCACAGAAAGTAACTGTAATACTAGGGGAGGGGTAAGACCTATGGCTGTCAATAAGGAAACGGGTCGGCCTATTATGGAGACCAATGGCGGGAAGGTCCGCATCCGTAATATCCAATACCCGGTGCCGATAGCAGCGGATATCGAAGGTCGGGGCCTTATTCGGGTGGTTATCCAGCCGAACGTCTGGACGGAACTGCCGCCTGAGTTGTATCGGATAGCGAAGGCTAAGTTTGAAGAGCCCCGCTACCGGGAGGTGCCTGATAGCCTTCCCGACCCTGAAGGGCGATACCATGGGGTATCGGGTCATACCCGGTTAGAGGACGTAACCCCATACATCATGGAGTTTCGGGATAACCAGTCGAACCAAGCAAGTGAAAAGGAGAAAACCTAATGGCAGTCGCAACAAGAGCGGCGGCTCCCGCGAGGGGGCCCTTCTTTGGGTCCTACACTGGGACCACGGCTGCTCAGAACATCCACATCGGGTTCAAGCCCATCATGATTATGGCACAGAATCGGACTGATGGTGACACGATGTGGTTTTGGCATAAAGCCGATACCGCCAACGTCAAGACGATTGTGGCCCTGGTAGCTAGCCAGGCCACCGCAGTCGCCCAAGTTGACGATGGTACGGTCCTTGGCTTTAGCCTTCCGTCTGATGCAGTCATCAACGAGAACACGAAGGTCTATGACTTCGTTGCTTTTCCTGAGTAGGGCAATCTAACGCTTGGCGGGGGACTCAGGCAAGCCTCCGCCTTGAGGGGAGTTAGACATGGCAATTCGTAGAGACAGTGAAATGCTTTGGAAGCCAGGGCGGATTTACATTCCCGCCTGGCAGTTCAGTGGTCTGGACTACGAGATTACGACCGCCACTGACATCAAGTCAATGGGTACGGGTGCCGCGAACGACACCAGTATCATCGAGATCAATACCAGCGGGATCACGGCTTTGAACATGACGGCCAACGCGAATAGCGTAGGCCACCTGTTGTCCCTGCCGTATGACCTGGACCTGTCGAAGGATATCTTCTTCAGAGTGTGGTGGACCGCAAACAACACCTCGGGGGATGTTACTTGGGGGGTTCGGTACAAGAAAATCGTGGCAAATACGACGGTCCTTGGTACGGCTCCGGCGGCTACTGCCTTGAGTAAGGTCGTTCCCTTGAAGACGATGGCGGGCGTAGCCTTTACCATCATGCTAACCCTAGAGGGTCGGTTGGATGGCAATACTTTGAGCGAAGATACCGAAATGCTCCAACTGGACGTAGCCCGCGATGCGGCGACTACGATCACAACGGCCTCGTTCCTTGGTCTGGAAGTCCGGTATACGCCGCGAAGACTGTACGGGCCTGATGGCATGAAGCAAGATGCCAAGGCGCCGACCTTCATTGCTGGCAAAACATACCCAAACTAACCTAGGAGGATGGGGGCTCCTTCGGGAGCCCTCAACTGTAGACTTATGCACACAGAACAACTTGCAAGTGTGATACAGACCTTCAGGGTTAGGTTAAATGAACTAAACCTAGAAGGTGTTCAAGAAGCGTTACTCAAGGCCTCCCAAGCCGAAACGCTGGCGACCGATGCTGAGCGGCGTAGGGACTTGGCTGTGAAGGAAGAGGCGGCTTCGAGAGATCGGTTGGAGAAAACGGAGGCTAGCCACAAAGAACACTTGGCTGGCCTTGACAAGCAGTCAACAGCTAGGCTAAAGGATGCACAAGTAAGCCTGGATAGGGTGCTGGTTAATATACCAGCCGCCGAAGCCAGTATTCGGGATATCGGGGAGCGGGGTAGGCAAATTGAAGTCTCCCTAAAAGCATCGGCTGACACTCTACGGGATGAGATAGCCGCCCTTAAATCCCAAAGGGATGGGTTGAAGGCAGGCCTTGACAAACTTAAACAGGAAGCCATAACCTTGGCGGGGCAATAACTATGAAAAACCTACACAGCATAATCATGCGATTGCCCTGGCTTGGCCGCTTGGCCCTAGTATTTGATAAGCAAGGCGAGGCAACGGGGTTTCCTGGTGGGCTAGCATTCCATACCCACCTCGGGGCCCAGCACATTCGTAATGGTAAAGTCATCAAGGACTACGACCTGGGCTCGGGTCTGGTCACGAACATTGGTGTGCTGGCGCTGAGTGGAGACTCGCAGTGGCCACAGACCAGCATTGTCACAAACCTGTTCAAGCTAACAAGGCACCATGCCTCAGGCAGGGGTGTGACCGCCGCTGCAATCGCTGACCACATGATCGAGACTGACTCGCTCGTTGGCGGACAAACGCCCATCTCTGGCACGCAGGTCTTTACACACGACCAAGTAGGCACAGCCCAGAAGTGGGTCAGCGTTGCCACGATTGCCTATACCGGCACCGAGGCCGTGACTGAGTGGGGGCTGTTCAATGACGGCACCCTGTCTCGGACCACTGGCTCGCCGTTCACAGCGACTACCGCGAACACGGGCACGGTCACGGGTACGCCGCTCACCGCCTCAGCAGCAGGCGTGCGTGGTGAATCGCAGTTTATCGTGAAAACCACGACCACGCCACGGATCGGGCTGATTACATCGAACACCACGAGCGTCCTGACGCTCTCATTCAGCGCGGCTATCGGGTGGATGGTTGCGACAACTGGCGTGGTGGGATCAACGCCAGGTGCGA